ATTAACTAATGTCAATAACTGCTTGACAATTTATTTTAACCATGTCATAACTTAACTTTAACTTAATAGAAAGAGAACCAATGAGTTTAATAGCAAAAGACAACGAACAAAGTAACTACCCACAAGTTCCAACAGGAGTACATAAAGCTAGATGTGTTAGAGTTTTAGATTTAGGTACACAAAAACAAGACTATCAAGGAGATATATCTTGGAAGAAACAAGCATTGATTGTTTGGGAAATTCCTGGTCATACAAATGATAACAAAGATCCACTTACATTGAGCAAATTTTACAATCTATCGCTGCATGAGAAGTCTAATCTTGCAAAAGATTTAACATCATGGAGAGGTAAAGCATTTACTGAAACAGAAAAAAAAGGGTTTGATATTACTAAATTATTAACAGTACCTTGTATGCTTAATGTTGTAGAGGGTAACAATGGCAGACCAAAGGTATCTAATGTTATGAAGTTAGCTGACGGAGAAATTGTTGCCGATCAACATGAGCAAAGTGTTTCTTTTAGCATTGATGACTACCAAAAAGGTAAAAAAGAAATCTTTAACCAATTATCAGAAGGCATTAGAAATATCATACTAAGGTCAAAAGAATTAGAAGGTTTGGATCAAACAAATTCTACTGATTATGGCACAAGTGATATGAACCCAGACACAGTTCCATTTTAAGGAGGTATTATGAATATTTTATTTGGAATATTATTTTTATTAAACATTGCAGATCCAGAAAACATTGAGTTTATGGAAAAAACAATAGACAATAATAACAAGTATGAATGTGAATTTGTATATAAAGGATTATCTAAACCAATAGATAGACCTGCTATGACTTTGTATGGATATACTTTATTTAAACAAGAGTGTAATGATTAGTAAATCGTTTGTTCTTTTAATGTTGATTCACACACCCAATGTAGGACATCAAGAAGTTTACATAGGCAAGATACCTAATTGCCTAGTAGCTTCTGATGTAATTAAAAAGAAAGTTAAAAGAGATAAAATACATAATCAATCTGGATATATATGTGTTACTCATGAAGCATGGGTTTCTCAGAATCGTTATTTAAAAAAAACTAATCCTAAACAAGAAAGACTTATAAAAGATATACAAGAACAATTACCAGAAATAAAAGCAAAACCTTTAGAATTGAGAAAAAAAAATGAGATTAA